GTCTTGACAGCCCTTAACATGCCTTTGACTTCGAGCAAAGTTTGTTCGAGGAGAACCAGGCGTTGCTCCAGGTTGTCAATTCGCTTGTCCTGGAGTTCATCAATCATCGTCGCTCACCAAATTGTATGCTGCAATGGCAAAATCAAGTCCTAACGCGATTGCAAACACGACGTCGCCAAACGGAAGAGGACCATCTGCCAGGATCAACGGTGCGGCTGCACGTGCAAAACGTGTTCCTTTCTTTGCAGCAATGAAAGCATCAATGACAAAATCAAGAACTCCGTCATCGCTGTTTTGTTTCAGACGTTTCACTGCTTCAATATCTGCCTTCGATAATTCCCCAGCATCGGAAAGGGCTGAAATTGTTTGACCGTACAGCGTGGCTGCTCGACCATCCACCCAATATTCTTTGTAACCTTCTAACGTCTCCATGAGTTCCATGGAATAGTTTGTGCCTGGTAACAAGCCATCACCTCAAACCGTGGATCGGTTGTTAATGATGTTACTATAGTACGTTGCCGTTTCGGTTGAGGTTAGTTTCCTTTGCGTACCAACGATGTTGATTTGAAGTGCTGGGAAAACAGGCTGTAAGCGCGCTTGAAGGAAAGTGAACTCATCTGCTGGGTTATCTGAAGGACCTCCCCCAGTAATCGTTTGTGATGTACGTAGAGCAGGGAAGACGCTGAAGATTCTCATGATGGTGATACCTGGACCTACAATTAAATCGGGATATCCGCCAATTGTCCTACTGTTTATCCTAAAATTACCCACAACTCGAGTAGGTGCGTTGGCAGCATTACCCAATGGACCTGCTTGACTTCCCATCTGATCGGGCGACGTAAAGTTTTGAGATGGGTCTTGAACGTATTGTCGATTTTCTCGATATAGGACTTCAAACGGAAGACCACCAAAGTTTTCTCCTGTTCCTGGATCATCTTTGATACCTTGGAAACCAAATTTGTGCCATGATGAGGTCAAGGCTACTGTTGCGTCATCAAGGTTTAGATCACCGAGTATAACAACCAAAGTTTCTTCGATGTTACCAGGTCCTAAGTTATACGTGAAGTCCGGGTATGGTAGTTCCTTCAAACGTTGTACGTTAATGGTAACGTCATCCATGCACTCTTGGTTATCTATGAGATCGCGGAGGTCAACGTAGTCAAACGTGGCAAAGTGAACGTTACCGTATATTCCAGCCCCGTAAATTTGGTCATTATGACGAAAAACACCATAGGGAGCGTTACCCGATTCAAATTGAAGAGTAGCCCCTAGCGGTACTGTTTGACCCGGATTCATAGTTCCGGTGTCATATCGAACACTACCAAATTGACGTTGAATCATGCGCGGTGATGACATTACTTTCTCCTCCGACTATGTGCTCGCCATTCTTTGCCTATTCTCTTCATTACTACAGTGGCCTCAAGAGTACGGTTTTTACCGCGTCCAGAGTATGCTCCTCGAAGAGAGGACTTATTCCGTTTGACATAATTGAACGCACGTTTGACATACGCGGTGTATGCCTCACGGGGTTTAGGCTTCGGAAATGCCAAGTTAAACGCCTCCTCAGTTACTCAAGGAGTTCGTCAATGCAAGGCTCATGTAGTCAGCAGCGGAGAGTTTGGCAATTTTGCCGGTGATCCGAATATACAGAGGGGTATCTGAAGCACCGTTGATTCGATCGGCTCTTACTTGGAGTTGACCACCCGGTACGTATCGAAGTTCCTTGACATCACCGAGCGATAGTGACTCTTCAACGAACCCAGTAGTGGCGTCCTGGAAGGTCAAGTATAGCGAGTCGTATGATGCGTGGGAAACGAACCCTGCTGATAGGTCCTCAAGGGCAAGTTGTGCCATGAATTCAGCCGTGTCGGGGTTTGCTGCAGTAGTGTCAATGCCAATGTGAACGTCTTCGATACCGAACGCTTCCATCTCAGCAACGTTGACGAACGTATTCAGATCAATAGTCTGAACGTTTCCGGCCGCGTTGGCTGTAATAGTCTCAAATACTTCAAAATCTTTGGTCTTAGCAGATGCCATGCTATACGGGAGACCGAGGCGGTGTATAAATTAAACTGTCTTGATACCTCGATGACATCCCCGGATTCTATCTTCTTTACCAACGGCTGCCGGATGTGTATTAACCCACACCACCCACCCCTATTCCAACCAGCCATAGGTTATAGGGCTTGGCTAGATTGATTCTCTTTCCTGCGTGCTTGCCGGACAGTTTTAATACTGCAAGCGGGTGGATTGACACATGCCCCGTATCAAAAAAGAGGCAAGTCTTGACCTGGAGACTTGGAAAATTGCGCAGGAGATTGAGAATTACAGTGACTGGACGCGTCAATGTCTGCATGCTTATGCGAGTGGCAACGATTACGTGTCTGAAGCGCGCTTAAGGATGCGCTGGGTAGCCGCCGCTCGACAATTAGCAGCCGTCATTATTGAGTACGCTGCAACAATTGACCCCGACCATGGTCAAACCGTGGAGACACTGATCTCTAAGGCCATGGAGCAGACACGTCTGGAGGAGTTTGAATGAATTACTTTGAGCATTTTAACGTCGCACGTGCGCGATGGCTGAAGCATTATGATGAATGTGTTGAAGAATTGGGTTTAGATCCTGGTTACGAAGAGCGACAATGGGCTGACGAAGCGTGGCAGGAGTGCGAAGAAATCAAGATTTTACAAGATGGTACGATTAAAATCAAGTGGGAGCATCCATGCTGGTGGGCTGACTGCAAGCATCCGGTCTTCTTTGGTGAATATTACTGCATTCTTGCCGGTCTTGACTCGATAACGTGGGAAGAACCATACGACAGAGCAAAGAGGTTGATGGAAAATGACTGATGCAGATTGTTGGACTCAAGTTGATGAGTATGAATGGGCCTGTTACGTGATGTATTTTGATGATCAGGAGCATTTAGACTTTGATGAGGTCGTTTTGACCAATGGATTGATTGAAGTTACAAAGCGATGCCGCATTTGTGGACAAACCGATGTCTATTATCCGATGTGATTTTATGAAATACACGTGCAAAATATGCAATCGGGAGATGTGGACCTCCTGGACCTACCTCAAAAGTACAAAATGCGCTCGATGTTGTCGCCTTGAACGTGAATCAAAGCATAATTTGGTGAACGTTCAGTCCCAGGACAGCAGCGACACCAATGATCATGGTCTTGACAGCCCTTAACATGCCTTTGACTTCGAGCAAAGTTTGTTCGAGGAGAACCAGGCGTTGCTCCAGGTTGTCAATTCGCTTGTCCTGGAGTTCATCAATCATCGTCGCTCACCAAATT